AAATGACTTGTGAATCATATAGTACTCTTTCTTTTACTGGATCGTCTTTGTATTGTACCCATACCTTCTTGCCATCATCTTTATTGTAACCAGGCATTAAAGTAATTGGATCAATCTCTTTAAAACCAATAATCTCCTTTTGGTCTGGGGAATAAATTATTTCAAATGATAAGTAACCGTCTACTAAGAACTTTCTAAAGAAGTACCATGCAGATTGCTCACCATTAAAACCGAAATAGTGATATATTTGTCTAAAATATTTGTTAAGATCTTTCTGTACCTCATCTGATACATCAAGTCCTATTATATCTGGTTGAGAAAAGAAGTTTTTATCATCATATACAATTGCTTCATCACAAAGAATATCTAGTATATCTTCAACTTCATCATTTAATGAGAACTTTCTAAGTTCATCTCTTTTTCCTGGGTAATCAGTATCAAAGAACGGTACGTTCTTTTTCATGTTTATATCTCCCATGGATAGAGCAGCAAATGCTCCGTAAATATCGTCGTTGTCTAATCCGAACGGGTTCATCTCTCTGTAACCGAACTGATCTTCCATTGGACCAATTGCTTGTGACTGTCTAAGTACCATGTCGTCATAGCGCATACCAAAAGAACTTAGCGTCTTCAAAGCATTGGAGAGGCTAAATGGTCTTGAGTTTGAACTAAGGGGTCCGTTTCGTTTGTCAGTAAATCCTGCCATAATATATTATTATTTCTGTTTTATATATCTCATTTATTTAGATGCTTGTTAAAGGCTGCTCTTATCTGCCCAACTGATGAGTTATTAAGCTCTAAAAAGTCACACAGAGCTATTCTTGCCCAGTTTTCGTATGATACTACAACTTGTTGAGATTTACGAGTTGTTGCATACTGTCTAATTGCAAAATCAAAGCCATATCTCTGTAAAAAAGATTTAGCTCCTTGATATGATAATGATAATTGTCCTTGTGCTCTAGCGTTTTCCATTTTAGAACCTCTGTTCTGTCCTTGGATATAGCCTTTATATTGTTCATAGACAAAGTCTAAGAGGTCTTGCTTTACAGGGACTGGTAACATATTAAGATTAATACCCATGTCGTTACCTGTGTCTGAGGTGTTCAGCGCCAATACTACTGGATTACTATCCCACCATTCTGCAGATATAGGGTTCTCATATCTAAACACATATATCTTACCTGGTTGAAATGGTCCTGCTGATCTAGCTACTGATTTTTCTCTAACAGATTTTTTAGAAGTATCAAACCAATCTTCTGCTGCACTAGCTGCACGGGCCATTCCGCCAGCTTCTTTAGATAATTCTCCTATTTGTTTTCTAACTTGTCCCATTATTTAAGTGTCTTTTCAGTTAAGACTATAAATCGCCAACCTCGGTTTTCACACCAAGCATTTGCATAAGCATATTTATCTCTATTTTTAATATAGGCTTCTGCTAAAAATTTATAGGAGTTAAGTGCTTTCTTAGATTTAGTCTTAGGTGGTAATGGTTTCTTAATCTGTGCCTCTGGTTTAATTTCAACTAACCATTCTACTGGTGCTTCATCATTTTCACCTTCAGTTTTCATATAAAAGTCTGGATAGTATTTATGTTCTTTACCATCTTTTGACCACTTGTACTTAATAGTTACAGGCTCACTTGACCACTTTAATACGCTTTCTTTATTATCACACATAATACAGAACTTTCTTTCCCATGAGGAACGATAAATGATCGGCGTTGGACCGATATACTTATCTGGATTTAATGGGTTGTAATACCCTTGTACAAATCCTGAGTTGCCAGTAGGTTTTAAGTTCTTTATTGACATTAAATATTAAACATTCCGGATTCACCATCACCATTTTTAGTATTGATGCGATCCATTGACATTGTATTTTTATATTTAGTAGGATGTATTTTATTCCAGCCTTTAGCGTAACCTCTCTTTGCAATCTCTGTAAAGTATGCAAATGCGTTAGTATATTTGGGGTTGAAGTTCCTCCAGTATTTTAGGAGATCTAATATTGCAAATTGCATACAATCGTTTTTATCGTCGACATTTAAATAAACTAATTTCCTAATTGCTCTTTCTGCAATTAATATCAGCATCTTCTCTGCGTCCTTTGTTAGTTTATCATCCCCTAAAGACTCTACAATCTGATTGTATAAATCTTTGTTATTTAAGTAATTCTTTTTTCTTGGCACAATGTTAGTTTAATTAGATTACTAGTTATATGAAAAAAAGCCCATTTGTTTCGAATGGGCTTTCTTGTTAGATCGTGATGTCTTATTGAGTTGTAGCCTCTTAGCTAGCAACTTCAATTTTATACTTTTCTACTCTGTATGGTTTGTTCTCAACAAATACAGTTAGAATATCATTCTTACCAGCTTGTGTGTATTCTACAGCATCCACTTTAATTGAAGAAGCTTCTTCAAGTCCTTCAACATCTGTTTTTAATGTAGCATCAATATAACCATCTTCGATAGTTAACACATCTTCTTCTAAGGCTTCTATTACTTGATTTACTTTAGTAATTTCAGATCCTATTAATTTATCAGCGGCTTTAATGTCCGGAAGGTTTCTGTCAGCTTCTGCTAATCTACCTTTTTGGTCATATAAGAATGATAACATTTCTTTGTAAAGAGCTTTAGTTTCTGCTTTCTTAGATTCTAATATTGCATTAGATTCTAAAAGATCTTCAAACTGTTCAGTAATATCTGCTCCAGTTTGTTCTTTTACATATTCTATTGCTGCATTACTTAACATTTTTTCAAAGCTAGATAATTTAGTAGATTCATTTGCTCTAAATACAAATGTATTATTTTCAGCTCTCATTGTTACAACAGTAACATCATCCTTTTTAGCTTCAGTAATAAAATCTAATATTTTATATGAGCTATAGTTTTCACATGCTAATTGAAATGCTTCAATTAATTTTTTATCTGCATATTTAATATACGCGGAAGCAAAAAATACTTCAGATAGTTTATCTTCTGAACCAATTGGCATTTCGATATTACCTGCTTTATATAAGTTTTCGTTTGCGTCGTATGAGAATTTTACTGTTAGGCTACTAGCTTTAGCTTCGTTTATTGCAGCTTTAGTAGTTTTAATTTCCTTGTTAGCTTCAGTTAAAGCTCCGGACTTTTCACCTGTACCATAAGATACTCTAAGTTCTTTTGCTGTTACTTCTAAGAACGATAATTTTTCTGTTAAAGCTAAGTAGTTATCAAATCTCTCTACTGAGCCTTCTTGTATTTTAGTTACTGGTGACTTAGCATTGTAGTCATAGTAAAAAGAAATACCTGATTCGTTAATATCGAATATTTTTGCAGCTGCTACTAGAGTTTTAAATGTCTCATTAGTTTCAGCTATAGTTTCGATATGACTTCCTGTAATTTTGAAATCTCCACCTGCAGCATGAAAGATATATCCTTGTCCTTCTTCTAATATAGGTGACTTAATTCCTTTGTTAAATTTGTTTGTCATTTTGAAATTTTTATGTTTTCTTATTGTATATATCTATCAAATTAATAATCTATTTCGTCTCCGAAAGGTGTTTCCTTACCAACGACCTTGTAATTGTCTCCTAAAAGCGCACTATTTGGAGCTCCTTGACCCGGTGTGGTTAGATTACTATTACCGATTGCAAACATTCTATTAGATTGTTTTCTACGCCTAGTAAGTCGTTTAATTTGAGATTCTGTTGTTAATTGTTTACCTAAAGCTGTTACAATTGCAGTATCTGTTGCGTCTGTTCCAACTTCGGTTTTAATCCATTGTTCTCCGTTAGATTCCCATTTAGCTGGCTCATAAGTATCATAATATACTTGTGGATGTATTGTAGGATCTAAGAATCCATTAGGATCTACATAATCTCCAACAATTCCATTAGCATAACTTGTTCTTGTGAATTTTCTATATACATCTTCTTCAAAATCAAATGAAGGTATAAATGAGTTAATCTCTAATGAGAAGCTAACTTTATGGTTTTGTTTATCGTCAAATGAATATTCAACAGGTCTTTCTTGTGTATAATCATCTGGCATAGCATACTCAGATGTAATTCTATATGTTCCCTCTTCTAAATGACCTGCATCTACATGATAGAAATTAGCCTTGTACATTTTCTTAACAATAGCCTCTGTAACTTTAAATAGATCTAATTGACTTGATACTAATATTTCAACATCAACTCCTATTACAACTGGAATCATTTCAAATTCAGCGACATAACCTTCCATTAAGCCATCTTCATTCATCATCATATAATGACCCATGTTTCTTTTATTAACTAGCTTAGAGGGATCAACTGCAAATGATGATAAGTTTACAATACCTCTTGGTACTTTATCATAATTACCATCTGCAAAGTCTCCGTTAGGATCACATGTATCTCCATTAACATTAGAGAATAGAAAGCTATCTTTCATAAAGTTTTCATCACCAGATACTGCATAAAAGAAAGGTACATCTATTTCTGCCCTTTCATCATTACTAATCTGTCTAAAAAAACTTAATTTGCCATTAAGGTCTGCTAATAGACCAACAATGACATGTCTAATAACTGAATCGTCTTTATTGAATTTTAAATTATATGTAGCCATAGGTTATATATCATCTTTTCTAATCAAACAAAAATGGCCAATATTTCTATCGGCCATTTTCTTAGTTAATTAAATTGAATTTACTCTGGGCAAATCGCTGCGTTAACAGTATCTACTATAGTAAACTGATTTTGTGTAAGATTAAATGCACCTACAGTTGACAGTTCGCCAATTTTACCTACAACCTCACTAATCGGCCATTTA